TCGCTGAGACGGTACATCTTAACCGCGTCAGCGAGGCAACCTTCCCAGATAGAATCACGAACGACTTCCATTTTTTGTTTCTTAGTTTTTGTATTTTTGTGAGGTCACTTAGGCTTCTCCTCCAATTTCAGCCAAGTAAATATCAACTTGTCCCGCAAAATCTGGACAAGTCTCAGTCGTTTTCTTAGTGACCGCATCTTGTACATTGATCACATGCTCCTTGAACTTCTTCACATCTATCCCCGTGGCATTGTGGATTTGGGCTTCTGTAGCGATATCCTTCAGTGCATACAAATACGCCGCTGCATAGTTCGCGTGAAGAATAGCCACGACGGGAGACTTGTCTTGTTGAGCAGCTGTGGCATAACGAGCAGACTGGCGGATGAGCTTCTCGATGGACTTGTTCATACCCCTCGTCTTGTTCTGCATCATCAAAAATAAGACGAAAATTGCAGCTATGAGGTAAAGGTACATCTTCTACAAGTACCAGTGAAAAAAATATTTAAACAAACCTAAGTTAGAGTTTTGAGTTGTAATAAAATCATCTGAAAAATGGAGAGCGTTCAAAAGCTCACCCACATCGAGCATATTCTCAAGAGACCTGACTCTTATGTCGGTCCAGTCGAGCAGGGTTCTGAACCCTACTGGATTCTCAATGGCGACAAGTTCGAGAAGAAGAACTTGAAGTATTCCCCAGCTCTCTTGAAAATCTTTGATGAAATCTTGGTCAATGCGATTGATCGCAACTCCATGTACCCCAAGAATGTCACGTCCATCTCTGTCTCTATTGACAAGGATACTGGTGCGGTGACCATCGAGAACAACGGACCTCTCGGAGGCATTGGTGTTCGAATGCATGAGAAGGAAGGTCTCTGGAACCCTGAACTCACCTTCGGTCACCTTCTCACGAGTACGAACTACGATGACTCCAAGAAGCGCATCGTGGGTGGTCGCAATGGCTACGGTGCCAAGTTAACGAACATCTACTCTTCAGATTTTTCCATCGTGATCAAGGACCACGAATCCAAACAGACATATTCTCAACAATGGTCGAACAACATGACAACCTGTGACAAACCAAAAATCAAAAAACATTCTGGTGCAACCTCTTCAGTCTCGATCACATTCATCCCAGATTGGAAGAGATTTGGAATGTCCAAGATGGACGATACCATTTACAAGATTTTTCAGAAGCGAGTTTGGGATGCGAACATCTGCACGAGTTCCAATTGTAAGGTGAAGTTCAATGGAGATGTTCTTCCCAAACAGAACTTTGATGCCTACGCCAAGATGCATGAAGGTGTCGAGAATGTCTGTATGGTGACGAGTGATCGCTGGTCAGTGTGTATCGGACCATCTGAGAATGGTATGGAGCAAGTGTCATTCGTCAACGGTATCTGTACGACGAAGGGTGGTACTCACGTGGACTACGTGGCTTCTCACGTGGCTGCGGGTATCATCGAAGACATGGCTAAGAAAATCAAGTTGAAGCCTCAGCAAGTCAAGAACACTTTTACCATCTTCGTGAAGGCGACACTTGAGAACCCAACCTTCTCCAGTCAGGTCAAGTCTGAGTGTACCCTCAAAGCTCAAGACTTTGGTTCCAAGTTTGAACCACCCAAAAACTTTGTCAAAAATGTTCTCAAGACTGGTATCGCGGATGAACTCACGGCACTCTCGAAGTTCAAGGAGATGAAGGAACTCAAAAAGTCTGATGGCGCTCGAAAGTCCAAAATCACTGGCATTCCCAAACTGGATGATGCGAACAAGGCTGGTACGGCACAATCTGGAAAGTGTACACTCATCGTGACAGAGGGTGACTCGGCGAAAACCCTAGCCGTCGCAGGTCTCTCAGTGGTTGGTCGAGACTATTACGGGGTATTTCCACTCCGTGGTAAGTGTAAGAATGTGAGAGATTCTTCTGTCGCTCAATTGACCTCCAACCAAGAGTTCAATGACCTTAAGAAGATTTTGGGTCTTCAACAAGGAAAGGAGTACAAGGATGTTTCCGAACTCCGATACGGTCGTCTCATGATCATGACAGATGCTGATAATGATGGAAGTCACATCAAGGGTCTCATTCTCAACATGATTCACTATTTCTGGCCCAGTCTCCTGAAGATGAACTTCGTGGTCAGCATGGTCACACCGATTATCAAAGCGACCAAGGGTTCGGAGACAAAGTCTTTCTACACTGACTCTGCATTCCGAACTTGGTATGGAACGGGCAAGGCTGGATGGAAGATCAAGTACTACAAGGGTCTCGGTACTTCTACCTCAGCTGAGGCTCGTGAGTACTTCAAAAAGATTCAGGATCTTACTGTGAAGTTTGATATGGATGTGATGACAGACGATTCCATCGTACTCGCTTTCGATAAAAAGAAGGCGGATGCTCGAAAGTCTTGGCTCCTCGAGAATACAGCGAAGGATGCAGATCAGTTGGAAGTTCCATACGGTAACGTGAAGCAATTGGACATCTCAGATTTTGTACACAAGGACCTGGTCAACTTTTCGTTGGCGGATCTGAAGCGTTCAATCGCTCACATGGCTGATGGTCTCAAGCCTTCTCAGCGCAAGGTTCTGTACTCGTGCTTTCACAAGAACTTGAAGGATGAGATGAAGGTGGCGCAGTTGGCAGCATACGTGGCAGAGAAGAGTGCCTATCACCACGGCGAAGTTTCATTGGCGGAGACGATCGTAAAACTGGCGAACAACTACACAGGTTGGAACAACATTAACCTCCTCGAACCCTGTGGTCAGTTTGGCACACGCCTCATGGGTGGTAAGGATGCATCTCAGACGAGGTACATCTTCACGAAGCTTACTAAAGAGGCTCGCAAACTCTTCGATCCCAAGGATGATGCCATTCTCAACTACCTCGACGATGATGGTCACTCCATCGAGCCTGACTTCTATATGCCTACTCTTCCAATGGTCCTGGTGAATGGAACTGAAGGTATTGGGACAGGTTTCAGTTGCTATGTACCCCCTTTCAACCCCAAAGACATTAAGGAAAACATTGAGAGAATGCTCGGAGGTGAGGAGCTTGTGGAGATGAAACCTTGGTTCAGGGGTTTCAAGGGTAAGGTATTCAAAGATGAAGGTGGTAGTTGGATCGCTGAAGGAATTTGGAGAGACACAGGATCACGTCTCAAGGTGACCGAGCTTCCACCGGGACGTTGGACGCAGGACTACAAAGAGTACCTGGACACACTCACGGAGAAGAAGATGATCACTAGCTACACGAACAACAGCACAACTGAAGATGTGGACTTTGAGATCTTTGGGTACAATGGTAAAGACCTGGTCAAAGACCTCAAGATGAGAAAAACTTTCCACACTTCGAACATGCACCTCTTCCACCCCACTCGGGGTATCCACCGGTACACAAGTCCGGAAGAGATTCTCAAAGACTTTGTGGAACTGAGACTGGAACATTATAAAAAGCGTAAGGCACACCTCATCGAGGTACTCCAAAAGAGGGCGGAGATGTGTGATCACAAGTCTAAGTTTGTCTCTATGGTCATCGAAGGAAAGTTGGTGGTCTTCAAGAGGAAGAAGCAAGATCTTGAGAAGGAGATGTCAGCGATCTTTCCCAAAATTGACGGAAACTGGGACTATCTACTCAACACTAAGACTGTAGAGTATACTGAGGAACGCGTCAGGGCGCTGATGGATGAAGCCAAACAGGCGGACATCGACTTGGAACGCATGATGAAAACGAGTCACGTCACAATGTGGAAAACGGATATTAAAAATATGTGAGCAGTAAGTAGATATGGGTGAGGCTGCTAAGATTTCCCTTAAAGCTATTGGAAAGCAGGATACACACCTCCTTTCCAAAGACCCAGATGATTCATTTTTTAATTATAAAGGAGACAAAGTACACTCTGAATTTAGAAAGTATCATAGAAGTCGTAATATCGTCAACCCAAGACCTGGTCAAGCGAACGACAACTGGCCGTTTGGGCAGACGATCAAGGTCGAATTCAATCCACAAAACATGGGTGATCTTTTGAGTAACATGTGGTTAAGTGTAAAGATGCCTGGACTTCGAAATCCAACTGTTGGAAATTACGCGGATCAATTGGGGCGTCACATTCTCAAGAGTATCACGATGTATGTGGATGATCTTGAAGTCGAAAAGATTCATGACGATTGGGGAGTTATTTACGATGAACTTTATTTGGAAGTTTCTGAAAAAGTTGCGAATAGATTTCTTGTGAATAGAAACATAGGCTATGACGATTCCACCTTGTACCCTTCACTCGCACAATACGATTCTGATCTCATGATCCCTTTACACTTTTTCTTTTCGAGAAAGTTTTCGAGTGATGAATATTCTTCAAACAAACCAAATCGCCCCTATTTCCCCGTGTGTGCGATATATCGACAAAAGATTGTCTTCGAATTAGATTTTCATAAACAATCATTCTTCACGGATAGAACACAACTTATTCATCTCGACGATTTCAAACTTATCACTGAAGAAATCACAGTCACTCCTGAAGAGCGAAAATACTTAGCGAGTGAGAGACAGACACTTATCACAGATCTTGTGAGGAAACATCCAACAACTGTCAGTGAAATCAATAAAGATGTCATTCGAACCAACTTGGTTCCAAACATACCCGTCAAGTGTATACATTGGTTTTTGCGAAACACTCTGTACGAGAATGAAGATGTAGCTATTGGTGATCCGAGTAACACGGAAAGGTATTACTCGCAAAACAGATTCAACTTTTCTTCGAACGTAAACTTCGATGAAGTTCAAACTTTTTTTGAACCAATCATGGAAAACGCTAGTTTCTATATCAATGGCAACAAACTTCCCAATGTTTCCAACACGAATCATAGTTATTACAAGTATCTCATTCCATTCAGGAATAGACTTGCCAGACCGTATAGAAATATTTACACATACAGCTTCTCGATGAATCCGATAAATGTGGAACCATCGGGAAACTTGGATTTTAGTCAGATACAGTCCGAAAAAACGTCTATAGAAGTGAAACTCGATACACGGGAGGGGTCGTTGGTAGACATAACTACTAAAACTTACTCTTTACAAATGTATTACACGGGATATCAGACATTTGTGTTTGACAGGGGATTT